CCAGAGTTTCTAACAGAGAACTCCGCAAAAGAACAATTTATTTTTAGTCAACATCATATTCTAGGTGGTGTTTCTGTAGAGTCTTGTAGTAGAGTAATAGAATTTTATAACAACTTTAGTTTGTGTATAGGTAAAGGTAGTTTTATAACCATGACACCACAAGAGGCATCTTTTGTTAAGTATGCAATCAATAGTTATCTTGGAATGAAAGTGACATTTTTTAATCAACTATATGATGCTGCTAAAAACTTTAGTTGTAGTCCACAAAGAATTATTGATGGCGTAGCTGCGGATAATCGGGTAGGATACTCTCATACCCGTGTTCCAGGCTTTGATGGAAAAAAAGGTTTTGGTGGTGCGTGTCTACCAAAAGATATGAATGCATTTGTTAAATTTAATAAGGACTTGACTTTAATTGCGGAGTCTGTTAAAATTAACAATAAAATGCGAGAAGAGTACGAACTCGATGAACGTGAGAAAGATAACAACATAAAGTTTGGAGAAAAATAATATGCCGTCTATTATGGATAAACTAAAAAAGAACTCAACGATTGCGTTGACCGAAGTTCTTTCTGACTCTCAGTTTTTTGGTAATACTGATGTAGTATCTACAGATGTACCTATGATGAATGTTGCACTTAGTGGTAATACCGAAGGTGGTATTACGCCTGGACTTACCGTCCTTGCGGGCCCTAGTAAACATTTCAAAACATCTTTTGCATTAAAGATTGCAAGTTCTTATTTAGAAAACAAGAAAGATGCAGTACTATTATTTTATGACTCCGAGTTTGGTTCACCGCAATCTTACTTTGAACAATTCAATATTCCTATGGATAGAGTATTACATACACCTATTACAAATGTAGAAGAACTTAAGTTTGATTTAATTAAACAGTTTGAAGAATTAGAAAGAGAAGATAATGTAATTGTTGTGATTGACTCTATTGGTAATCTTGCATCTAAGAAAGAACTTGAAGATGCATTGAGTGAAAAGTCAGTTGCAGATATGTCTCGTGCAAAAGCACTGAAAGGATTATTCAGAATGTCTACACCTTATCTTAAGATGAAAAACATTCCTTTGATTGCAGTAAATCATACTTATAAAGAGATTGGATTATTTCCAAAAGATGTTGTCGGTGGTGGTACGGGTATTTATTATTCTGCAGATAACATTTGGATTGTTGGTAGACAACAAGATAAAACTGGAACGGAAATAAAAGGATATCATTTTATTATAAATATTGATAAGAGTAGATATGTTAAAGAAAAGTCAAAAATACCTATCTCAGTATCGTGGGAAGGTGGAATACAGTGTTATAGTGGTCTTTTGGATGTTGCTGTTAACGGTGGTTATATTGTTAAGCCTAGTAATGGGTGGTATATGGTTGTTGATAAAACTACTGGGGAAACTATCGGAAACAAAGTTCGTGAAAAGGATACCCTTAATTCTGAATTCTGGACTCCAATATTTGAAACAACAGATTTCAAAGATTATATAAAACAAACATATTCTATATGAATGACATTTTAGATAAACTTAGTGAAGGGGTTCACTACGAGATTGTGCCTCAAATCAATGACGCTAGGGGTTGGGACGTAAGACTACTAGAAGAATATCCAGAAACGGTTATTCGATATGGTAATGTTGCGTTTGACGGAAAGAGAGACGCACTTACATTTAATTATGAAATAGTAAGTAGTCCCGACCCCGACCTAGAGATAGAAAACAATTTGACATTTCAGGAGTACTGTGGTAAAATACTTTCCAATATTATTGACCAATCTCTTGTCGATGGGTCTATGATTGCACGAGATAATGAAACGGGTGAAGTTATGGCTACCCAAGAAAACATAGAATGGTTAAAGAATGAACATCAATCTAGAACAGACGATACTTAGAAATCTTCTTACTAACGAAGAGTATACAAGAAGAGTTTTACCTTTTCTTGCACCAGATTATTTTGATGGTGTCTATAAAGATTTATTCAAAGAAGTTGCAAAGTTTGTATCCAAGTACAATAAGATACCAACTCTTGAGTCATTTAAAATTGAAGTCGATGAAGGTAATAGATTAAGTGAAGAAAACTATCGACAAGCGATGGAAATGCTGTCAAATATTTTTACACCTGAGTCTGAAAACTTAGATTGGTTAGTTGAAAGAACTGAGAAGTGGTGTCAAGACCGTTCAGTATATAATGCAGTGATGGAGTCAATATCTATTATTGATGGTAAACATGCGACTTTACAAAAGAATGCAATACCTGATGTTCTATCGAAAGCACTTGGTGTTTCTTTTGATACTCAGATTGGTCATGATTATCTTGAACAAGTAGATGAACGATATGATTTCTATCACGAACAAGAAGAACGCATACCTTTTGATTTAGATAACTTTAACAAGATAACCAAAGGTGGATTACCAAACAAAACTTTAAATATTGCACTTGCGGGAACGGGTGTTGGTAAATCTTTATTCATGTGTCATTGTGCATCTAATATATTATCACAAGGTCGTAATGTATTATACATTACTATGGAAATGGCAGAAGAAAGGATTGCAGAAAGAATTGATGCAAACTTATTGAATATACCAATTGACCAAATAGAAAACCTATCTAAAGATATGTTCAGAGATAAAGTATCTCAAATAAATGCAAAGACAGACGGTAAACTAATTATTAAAGAATATCCTACGGGTCAAGCAAACACTTCTCATTTTCGTGCATTGTTAAATGAATTAAAACTAAAGAAAAACTTTATACCAGAAATAATCTTTGTTGATTATCTAAATATCTGTGCATCAAGTAGAATGAAAATGATTGGTGGTGCAGTAAACTCTTATTCTTATATTAAGAGTATTGCAGAAGAAATGCGTGGACTTGCAGTAGAATTTAATGTTCCAATTATGAGTGCAACTCAAACTAATCGTCAAGGATTTCAAAGTGACGACCCAGGCTTAGAAGATACTTCCGAGTCATTTGGTTTACCCGCAACTGCAGATTTAATGTTTGCACTAATCTCAAATGACGAATTAAACTCAATGGGTAAGATACTTGTCAAACAGTTAAAAAACAGATATAACGACCCGACTAAATACAATAGATTTACTTTGAAAATAGACCGAAGTAAAATGAAACTAGAAGATGATGACAATCAAGATATGGTCACCACTAAAGATGATGTTCCCGTATTTGATAAATCAGAAGCTGGTGAAAGAGTAAACGCAGAAAAGTTTAAAGAGTTCAAATGGAGTTAAAATGATAAAAACAGTAGTGACAACTTATGGTGAATACATTGGAGACATCGAAGAAGGTGCAGATGTAATCAGAATGAAAAACGCTAAGATGGTTATTCAATCAGAAAAAGGTTTTGGTTTTGCAAAAGGTGTTTGTGTGACATCTGTTGAAAGTCCAGAAGAAATAATTATTAAAAAACCACAAGTAATAATGGTAGTCGATACTCATGCGGATATTATTAAAGCGTATGAAGACGCAACGTCTGTAATCGAGAGAGTTTAATGAAAGTATTAATCACGGGACACACTTCTGGTATTGGTAAAGCAATACTGGAAAATACTCCTAAAGATTATGAAGTAAAAGGTATGTCTCGTGAAACTGGACACGACCTTAGAGAAAATTTACCAAATGTTATAGGGGAAATAAAAGAATACGACCCAGATATACTTTTCAATAATGCATGGGGTGGTTATGCTCAAAACGAGATATCAACATGGTGGTCTAAAAATCAAAATCTAAAAGAACCTAGAATTATGATTACTACTGGTTCTACTTCTGGTTTAAAAATGCTTTGTGATGATGAAAAGAATTTTTATCCAAACATGCCTAAATTACCCTTTAGTGATTATGGACAATCTAAAAGAAGACTATTACTTGAAGCATATATGCATTGGTTAATGGACGAAAGGGAAGTCTATTGGATTAACTATGTATTGGGTTGGGTAAAAACTAGAATACTTGTCGGGGAAGGGGAAGAAGATTTATTTAAAAGTATTAACATGTTAGAACCTGATTATGTTGCAAAAAAAATGTGGAATGACATTAACAGTGAAGTTTACAAACATACTTTTATGGTTGGAATGGACTGTAAAAGAAGTGGTGTAGAACAAGAAAGAGTAATGTTAATGATGAAAATGATTTCAAACGTACAAAAAATAGGACTATAATATGACAGAATATAAAGACGCAGTAGAAGAACAAAGATTAATTCTTCAAGCAGAAAAATGGGCTAAGGAAATAAAATCAATACACATACATAGTTTAAGTAGTATGTGGTATGATGATAGACCCGAAGATACTGCGGATGGTAAAATGGTCACGGATACGGAATATAATGATAACAGAATTGTAAGAGAACAAGACGGAAAAATAATTCATACATGGGGTGAGAAAAAATCCGTTAAAGAGTTAGTACAATCTTTCTTGACAAATACTGTATAGAAGAGTATAATACACGACAATGAAACAATACAAATACAACGAAGATAAATTTTTAAACGAACTTAAATCTTATGTTGATAAAACTTATAATCAACATTATTCTAAAAACAAGTTTCAAGCAACTGAGTTTATTATTGATGGTGGTCATGGTGAGGGTTTTTGTATCGGAAACATAATGAAATATGCACAACGATATGGGAACAAAAACGGGTATAACAAAGAAGACTTAATGAAGGTTATACACTATGCACTAATTATGCTTCATGTTCACGAGAAGACTCATTCGAAACGATAAACTCCTTCATATCAGTTATCCAATCTTTCATTCTATGTGCTTGTTTTAAATGAAAGTCTTTATTTTTTAAATCTTTCATAGACTGTTCAATATGAAAATCATATAGTCTAGTCGCAAATACAATCGCATCTTGATATGGCATACGAACCGAATTTAAAAAATCTTTCATGGAGAATATATTTTTATCTTTTCTTTTTTACCTTTTACTTTAATCGTATCTAAACTTTTAAATAAAAAATCTTTTTGACTATATCCATTTTCACGGATAGAGTCTACCGTATCTTGACTAACAAGAATTCTATTATTTTTATATTTGTTTCTACCTGCTAGTGCTTCCAGACGAGCGGCGAGATTAACTGCGTCTCCGATGACGGAATAATCAAATCGGGAAACAGAACCCATGTTCCCAACGATGCAGTCACCAGTATTAATACCAATGCCGACATTGATGCTAGGA